GAACTGGTGAGCCGCTGGGCTTCATAACGCCCGCAAATGCGCCCCGCGTTGTGCCAAAAGCCGGACAGCCTTGTCCGTTTTTCAAAGCCGGGGCCGCATAGCATCATTTCCGCTATGAACACACAACTCTCGCTCCAGGAAATGGCCCGCGCGCTGCGCAATATGATCCGTACCGGGATTATCGTCGACATCGACCTGACTTCCGGGCGTTGTCGAGTGCAGACAGGCGGCATCGTCACTCAGTGGTTGCAGTGGTTAACCCACCGCGCCGGACATTCACGTACGTGGTGGGCGCCCTCGGTCGGCGAGCAGGTTTTACTGCTGGCGGTCGGCGGCGAGCTCGACACCGCCTTTGTGCTACCGGGCATTTTTTCTGACGACAACCCGGCGCCTTCCGTTTCGGCGGACGCCTGGCATGTCGCCTTCCCCGATGGGGCGGTGTTCGAATACGAACCACAAAACAGCGCGTTGAAAGTCAGCGGCATTAAAACCGCCGATATCACCGCCTCCCAATCCGTAACCGTCAGTGTGCCGGAAGTGAAGGTTGTCGCCTCCACCCGCATCACGCTTGATACCCCGGAAGTAGTCTGTACCAACAAGCTCATTACCAGCACGCTGGAGGTGCAAAAAGGCGGCACGATGAGCGGCAATATCTCGCACAGCGGCGGTTCGTTGTCCTCTAACGGCAAAGTACTGCATACCCATCAACACCCCGGCGACAGCGGCGGTACAACAGGAGCGCCTCTATGACAGTGCAATACAGCGGTTTTGACCGCACCACCGGCCAGCGCCTGACCGACACCGAACATATCCGCCAGAGCATCAGCGATATTCTGCGCACGCCTGTTGGTTCACGGGTCATGCGCCGTGATTACGGCTCACTGCTGTTTGAGATGATCGACCAGCCACAAACCCCGGCGCTGGCGCTGCAGATTCAGGCCGCCTGCTATATGGCGCTGCTGAAATGGGAACCGCGCATCACGCTGAGCGCAGTGACAACCGAACGTCAGTTCGACGGCACGATGATTGTCAATCTGACCGGCCAGCTCGCCAGTACCGGCGAATCCCTTTCGTTAACCCTTCCAGTGAGTTAAAACCATGCCGATTATCGATCTGAGCCAGTTGCCCGCGCCCAATGTGGTTGAGGAACTTGATTACGAGGGTCTTCTTGCCGAACGCAAGGCGACACTCATTTCCCTGTTTCCTGCCGACGAGCAGGAGGCCATCGCCCGTACGCTGGCGCTGGAGTCCGAGCCGCTGACCAAGTTTCTTGAAGAGAACGCTTATCGCGAAGTGCTGTGGCGCCAGCGCGTCAATGAAGCCGCCCGCGCAGTGATGCTGGCGTACGCCGCCGGTAACGATCTTGATGTGATTGCCGCTAACAGCAATACCGCGCGGCTGGTGATCACCCCTGCCGATGACAGCACCATCCCGCCGACTGCCGCAGTGATGGAATCAGATAAAGACCTGCGACTGCGTGCGCAGCAGGCCTTTGAAGGCTTAAGTGTGGCCGGGCCGGAAGGCGCTTATGAATATCACGGCCGCAGCGCCGATGGTCGCGTTGCCGATATCTCCGTGATCAGCCCGAACCCGGCGTATATCACCATCTCAGTGCTCTCACGCGAAGGCGACGGCAGTGCCAGCGACGAACTGATCGCCATCGTTGAAAAGGCGCTGAACGCAGAAGATGTCCGCCCGGTTGGTGACCGCGTAACGGTACAAAGCGCGGAAATTGTGCCCTACCAGATTGACGCCACGCTCTATTTTTACCCGGGGCCGGAATCGGAACCGATTCGTCAGGCCGCCGAACAGCAACTCAAAGCCTATATCACCGCCCAGCGCCGACTGGGCCGCGATATCCGCCAGTCGGCCATTTACGCTGCGCTGCACGTTGAAGGTGTACAACGCGTGGAGCTGAGCTCGCCGCAAAGCGATCTGGTGCTGGAGAAAAACCAGGCTTCGTACTGCACAGCCTGGAGCATTAATACAGGAGGCACCGATGAGTGATGACCGCCTGTTGCCCGTTGGCTCCTCGGTTCTGGAGGTGGCAACGGCAGAGGCAGCGGCACAAATCGAACGCGTACCGGTGCCGCTGCGCACATTATGGGATCCGCTGACCTGCCCGGCAGAGCTGCTGCCTTACCTGGCGTGGGCGCTCTCCGTCGATCGCTGGGATTACAGCTGGCCCGAGGCCACCAAACGTAAAATTATCGCCTCCGCTTTTTTTGTTCATCAACACAAGGGAACCATTAGCTCATTACGACGCGTTGTTGAACCACTCGGCTACTTGATTGAGCTACGCGAATGGTGGCAGGAGAATGCCGAACCCGGCACGTTCCGGCTGGTGATTGGCGTGCAGGAGAATGGCATTACCGAGCAGATGTACCAGGAGCTGGAGCGGCTTATCAATGATGCCAAACCGGCGAGCCGCCATCTGTCGGAACTGAACATTAGCCTGAGTACCAGCGGCGAGTTTTATGTTGGCGCCAGTTGTTACCTCGGTGAAGAGCTGACGGTTTATCCTTACATGCCGGAAGAGATTGTGGTCGGCGGCGAGTATTACCCCGCTTCTGCCATCCATCTTATCGATGATGTTTATATTTCATAACCCGCCACACTGCTGAAACGGGCTACGGCCCGTTTTGTTTTATCTCCCTCGTTGTATCAGCAGACCGACAACGCCGCTGATTAGCGTCTGCCTGTGGCCGAACGGAAAATAGCTCCGCCGTTCATTCACTATCCAACAACCAGAGAGCATATGCATGACTGCCAAATATTTTGCCATTCTGACCAATCAGGGCGCCGCAAGGCTGGCGAATGCCACCGCTATCGGTACATCGCTCAATCTGACGCAAATCGCCATAGGCGACGGTAATGGCGTACTGCCGACGCCCGACGCAACGCAAACCCGGCTGGTGAATCAAAAGCGAATTGCGCCGCTGAATGCCCTGTCGATCGATCCCACCAACACCAGCCAGATTATCGCCGAACAGATAATCCCCGAAAACGAAGGGGGTTACTGGATCCGCGAACTCGGTCTCTACGACGATGAAGGCGTACTGATTGCTGTTGCCAACTGCCCGGAAACTTACAAGCCATTGATGCAGGAAGGGAGCGGCCGCACGCAGACGATTCGCATGGTGATCACTGTCTCATCAACCGCTGCGGTGACGCTGAAAATCGACCCGGCAGTGGTGCTGGCGACGCGTAAGTATGTTGATGACAAAGCGATTGAGGTGCGCACCTATGCAGACAACCTGATGAGCCAACACGTCGCAGCGGGCAATCCGCATGCGCAATACCCTCTTATCGCTAATGCGCTGAAAGAGATGGCGAATGCCGGGCTTGTCAGCAGTGTGCAGAGCAATCTTGGCTTGAGTTCGCTTGTGCAGGCAGGAACCGCAAGTGGCCTGCTGGCCACCGCCGGTTATTTTCAGATCCCGGGTATCTTGAATGGCGGTAAACAGGCACTGATTATTCAATGGATGAAGGTAACGACCAGTGTGAACAACGGTGAGAACTCCGTCTTCACATGGCCAATAGCCTTTCCGAACGCCTGCCTGAATACGCAAGTCACCTATACCGAAGGATCATCACCCTTCACCGATATCACGGTGCCCATCTTTGTTGTAGCCCGATCCTTACAGAACATCACCATCCGTTCCTACAGCGGCGCGGGCAACGGCATCGACATTCTGGCGATCGGTTTTTAACCGCTTCGTTAGCTTGCCACGGGCTGCGGCCCGTTTTTTTCATCACGCTCGTTGTGTCAGCAGGCAACCAACGCCGATCAATGGTGTTCGCCTGTGGCTGAACGGAAAATAGCGTCACCGTTCATTCTTCACCAAACAACCTGAGAGTTAACGCATGACTGCCAAATATTTTGCCATTCTGACAAATCAGGGCGCTGCGAGGCTGGCAAACGCCGCATCGCTCGGCACAAAACTTAATCTCACGCAGATGGCGGTTGGCGATGCCAACGGCGTACTACCGATGCCAGACCCAACGCAGACAAAACTGATTAACCAGCAGCGTATTGCGCCGCTGAACCGACTGTCGGTCGATCCTAATAACAGCAGCCAGATTATTGCCGAGCAGGTTATTCCGGAAACGGAAGGCGGTTTCTGGATCCGCGAAATTGGCCTCTATGATGACGAAGGTGTATTGATTGCGGTCGCCAACTGCCCGGAAACGTATAAACCGCAAATGCAGGAAGGGAGCGGACGCACGCAGACCATTCGGATGGTGCTCACCGTCTCATCAACGGCTGCCGTCACGTTGAAAATCGACCCGTCGGTGGTACTGGCGACGCGGCAGTATGCCGACGACCTGATGAACAACCATGTTAAAGCCGCGAACCCGCATGCGCAGTACGCACCGCTGGCCAGCCCGGTGTTTATCGGCACGCCGACGGTGCCGGATACGCATATTGGCAACTACGGACAGCAGATCGCCAACACCAAATATGTGCGCGATGTTATTGCTGACTACGACGGCATTTTACCGGTGGGTTCGCCCGTCGCCTGGCCGCAAGCCACTCCGCCTGGCGGCTGGTTTAAATGCAACGGCGCGTCCTTTGATAAGACCCTGTTTCCACGGCTGGCAGCCGCCTACCCGGCCGGTGTTCTGCCGGATCTGCGCGGCGAGTTTATTCGCGGCTGGGATGACGGGCGAAACCTTGACGCTGGCAGGGCACTATTAAGTGTGCAACTGGATGATTTTAAAAACCATAACCATACACCGGTAAAAAACCCATCAAGGAATCGCTTCCTGACCGACTACAGCGAAAGCGGTGTTGGCGCTCTCGCCAATTTAACCACCGGGGGCGGGTTGTTCTCCTTCTCAAGCTATACCGAATATACTGGCGGAGGAGAAACACGCCCGCACAACGTCGCATTTAACTTCATCGTGAGGGCTCAATAATGTCTCAAGCAACACTAAACCAGAATCTGTTTGCCGCGACCGCCGGGGAGCTAACCGTTTATAACTTTACAGGCGATACCCGCGAATATCTGGCGCCTTCTGTGGAGTATCTGGCTGTGGGGGTCGGTATTCCGGCGAATTCAGCCGTCGACGCCCCCTCTGCGGCAAAAACGGGGTTTGCTGTATGCCGTAAAACGGATAACAGCGGATGGGAGTACGTGGTCGATCATCGTGGTGAAATGGTATACAACCTGCAAAGCGGTGAAGCCTCTCAGATGAAGACTCTGGGTGATTATCCAGCTGATATCACTCCATCGGCGCCAGCGACCGGGTTTGATAAGTGGGACGGCAGCAAATGGGTGACTGATAGCGCTGCACAGCAGGCATCACTGGTAACCAGCGCTGAACAGAGCAAAACGCAGCGGTTGAAAGAGGCGAAAGAGAGAATCAGCGTGTGGCAGACCGAGCTGCAACTCGGCATTATTAGCGACGCCGACAAAGCCAGCCTGGTGAAATGGCTGGAGTACATCAAGGGCGTGCAGGCTGTCGATACCACAAGCGCACCTGATATCCGCTGGCCTGAACAGCCACAATAAGAGCAACGGGCCGCGGCCCGTTTTTTGTCGGGTTGGCGCTGCGCTTACCCGACCTACTGTTCCCCCACAGGCCTGCCCGCCAGCAGGTCATTCTCCTCAGGGTTGTATCGCCCGGCAACCAACCCTAACTGATAGGCCCCGCCCCAATGTGCCCCGGACAATACCGTTTACTCAATCGATAACCTGAGAGTGAACGCATGACTGTAAAATATTTTGCCATCCTGACCAATCAGGGCGCGGCGAAACTGGCGAACGCCACCGCGCTGGGCACCCAAATCCATATTACGCAAATGGCCGTTGGCGATGGCAACGGCAGCCTGCCCACGCCAGACCCGGCACAAACCCAGTTGGTTAATCAGAAACGCATCGGCGCAGTAAACACACTGACTGTCGATGCCGAGAATGCCAATCAAATTATTGCTGAGCAGGTGATCCCGGAAAACGAAGGGGGATACTGGATCCGCGAGCTGGGTCTTTTTGACGACGATGGCATACTGATTGCCGTCGCCAACTGCCCGGAAACCTACAAACCGCTGTTAGGCGAAGGTAGCGGGCGCACGCAGACGATTCGTATGGCGCTGATTGTTTCCTCTACCGCAGCCATCACGCTAAAAATTGATCCGTCAGTGGTACTGGCGACACGCAAATATGTCGATGACAAGGTTATCGAGGTAAAAGCCTGGGCCGATAATCTGCTGAACCAGCATATTGCAGCCAGCAACCCGCATACTCAGTATGCGCCGATTGCCAGCCCCACACTGACCGGAACACCCAAAGCCCCCACTGCAGCGCAAACGGCAAACGATACGCAACTGGCCACCACCGCTTTTGTTAAAGCAGCAATATCAGCACTGAACCTGGGTGACGGTTCGGCGTTGCCGGTTGGCGTGCCCATTCCCTGGTCATCGGCGACACCGCCGGCAGGCTGGCTGAAATGTAACGGCGCGGCGTTCACCGCAGCGCAATACCCGAAGCTGGCTGTGGCGTATCCAAACCTTGTATTACCTGATTTGCGAGGGGAATTTATTCGCGGCTGGGATGATGGACGCGGGGTTGATGCAAGCAGAACCTTACTTAGCGCACAGAGCGATGCTATACGCAATATTACCGGCAGTATGCCTATGGTTGCCCCCTACGGGTACGAGCAGGATGCTAAAGGGGCTTTATATGGTTCAAGTGGATTTACGCATGGCGGCGGTTCTGTTGCACAGCAAGCTGGTGGGTATGGTGTGGCGTTTAGCGCATCACTTTCCGTCCCTACCGCAGCAGAAAACCGTCCGCGCAACATCGCCTTTAATTACATTGTGAGGGCTGCATAATGACATCAGCAGTATTGGATAAAGCAAAAATCGCCACCACCGCAGGAAACATCACGGCTTACAGTTTTTCTGCGCAAACCGGCGAATTTACGGGTTCCAGCGAAGAGTTTTTAGCGATCGGCGTTGGTCTTCCCGCCGGTTCAACAGACATTACTCCCGGTGCCGTTGCTGAGGGATGTGTGGCTGTCTTTACGGGGAGTGAGTGGGAGCAGAAAGAAGATCATCGGGGAAAAACCGTCTATTCCACGGCCGATCTTAGCGCCTCAACAGTGGATTATATCGGCCCGCTTAAAGACGGATTTGTTGCCATTGAGCCCGCAACGCCCTATGACAAGTGGGACGGAAGCGCATGGATTACGGACGCCGAAGCACAACACGTAGCCGCGGTTCAGGATGCGCAGGCACTTCGTCAACAACATATCGATACGGCGATGTCATCAATCAGCGTTATCCAGCTTAAGTTGCAGGCGGGCAGGACGTTGAATGACGAAGAAAAAAACCGGCTCGACCAGGTTCTGGATTATATCGATGCCATAAACGCCATTGACCTCTCCAGTGCGCCCAATATCACCTGGCCCACTCAACCAGCATAATTCAACGGGCTACGGCCCGTTTTTTTATCGCCCGCTGTTGTTTCATCCTCGCCCCAACCCCGATAAATAGCGCTGCGCCGCTGCGGCCTGGAGAATAGCACTCACCCCAACACCACGGAGTTAAACGGATGAGTGACTATCATCATGGCGTTCAGGTCGTCGAAATCAACGACGGCACGCGCGTCATTTCCACTGTCTCAACCGCCATTGTCGGCATGGTATGTACTGCCAGCGATGCCGATGCGGCAACCTTTCCACTGAATGAACCGGTGCTTGTCACCAGCGTGCAAAGCGCCATCGCCAAAGCGGGTACCAAAGGTACGCTGGCCTCTTCGCTGCAAGCCATTGCCGACCAGGCGAAACCGGTTATCGTCGTTGTGCGCGTCGCTGAAGGCAGCGGCGATGATGCGCAGGCGCAGACGATTTCCAACATCATCGGCACCACCGATGAAAACGGTAAATACACCGGCCTGAAAGCGCTGCTGACCGCCGAAGCCGTCACCGGCGTGAAACCGCGTATTCTGGGCGTGCCGGGTTATGACACGCAGGAAGTCGCCACCGCACTGGCGCCAGTCTGCCAGAAGCTGCGCGCCTTCGGTTATGTCAGCGCCTGGGGCTGCAAAACCATTTCCGATGCGATTAAGTATCGCGAGAACTTCAGCCAGCGCGAGCTGATGGTGATTTGGCCGGATTTCCTCGCCTGGGATACGGTGGCGAACGCGACGGCAACCGCCTACGCTACCGCCCGCGCACTTGGCCTGCGTGCGTATATCGACCAGTCTGTCGGCTGGCACAAAACGCTGTCCAACGTTGGCGTGAATGGCGTCACCGGCATCAGCACCCCGGTCTTCTGGGATTTGCAGGAATCCGGTACCGATGCCGACCTGCTGAACGAAGCGGGTGTGACGACGCTGATTCGCAAAGATGGTTTCCGCTTCTGGGGTAACCGTACCTGCTCCGACGATCCGCTGTTCCTGTTTGAAAACTATACCCGCACCGCGCAGGTTATCGCCGACACCATGGCAGACGCGCATATGTGGGCGGTCGACAAACCGATCACCGCGACGCTTATCCGCGACATCATCGACGGTATCAACGCCAAGTTCCGCGAACTGAAAAGCAACGGTTACATCGTTGATGCCACCTGCTGGTTCGACGAGAGCGCCAATGACGCCGAGACTCTGAAAGCCGGGAAACTGTATATCGATTACGACTATACGCCGGTGCCGCCACTGGAAAACCTGACCTTACGCCAGCGCATCACCGATAAATATCTGGCGAATCTGGTCTCCTCGGTCAANAGCAATTAAGGAGCCTGATAAATGGCAATGCCGCGAAAACTGAAATATATGAACGTGTTCCTCAATGGCTACAGCTATCAGGGGATCGCAAAATCCATCACGCTGCCGAAACTGACCCGCAAGCTGGAGAACTACCGTGGCGCAGGCATGAACGGTATCGCGCCGATTGATATGGGTCTTGATGACGACGCCATGGCAATGGAGTGGTCGCTGGGCGGCTTCCCGGATGAGGCTATCTGGGAACTGTATGGCGCAACCAGCGCCGATGCGGTGCCGATCCGCTTTGCTGGTTCCTACCAGCGCGATGACACCGGTGAAACGGTCGCCGTTGAAGTGGTGATGCGCGGTCGTCAGAAAGAGATCGACACCGGCGAGAACAAGCCGGGCGAAGATACCGAGTCCAAAATCTCTGTCGTCTGTACTTATTTCAAACTGACGATGGATGGCAAGGAACTGGTGGAAATCGACACCATCAACATGATCGAAAAAGTGAACGGCGTCGATCGTCTCGAACAGCACCGCCGCAATATCGGCCTGTAACCCCTGCCCGGTCAGCCAGTCTGGCCGGGACTTCCCTTCGCTAACGCAATCACGAGGATTTTATGAGCAACGAAACTGATAACGTCGTTACCCTGGAAACGCCGATCAAACGCGGCGAACAGCTTATCAACGCCGTTACCCTGATGAAACCGAATGCCGGCACCCTGCGCGGTTTGAGCCTGGCGGCAGTGGCGAATGCTGAAGTGGATGCGCTGATTAAAGTGCTGCCGCGTATCACCTCGCCTTCCCTGACCGAACAGGAAGTGGCGGCGCTGGATCTGGCGGATATGGTCGCGCTGGCAGGCAAGGTGGTCGGTTTTTTGTCGCCGGTTTCGGCACAGTAAGTTTTCCGGCCAACCTGTCGGTTGACGATTTGATGGCGGATATCGCGGTGATTTTTCACTGGCCGCCATCAGAACTCTACCCCCTGAGTCTGAGCGAACTCATCACATGGCGCGAAAAGGCGCTTCAGCGAAGCGGAAACACACATGAGTAACAGCACAAATATTGACGCACTGCTCACGGCTGTTGACCAGGCGACGCGCCCGTTTAAAAACCTGCAAACGGCGAATGTTTCGCTTGCTGCGGGTATCAAAGAGACGGAGAAAAATCTGCGCGGGTTGTACAGCCAGCTTGCCCAAGTTGAGGGTTTAACGCAGGCCGAAAAATCCCTTTCGGCACTCAGCCTGCGCCTGCAAACCGTGCAGTTGCGCGCGCAAAAGCTGACGGAGCAAGGCCCGCCGACGCGCAGCCACGCCAGCATTCTAAACTTCACGCAGGAGCGTGCAACCGCGCTTTCGCAACAGCACGAAACGGCACGCGGAGCGGTGATCGACCACCGGTTAACGCTGCTGCGCGCAGGCATTGAGCCGAATGCGCCGACGGCAGCGAAACTGCAACTGCAAAGCCAGATCAGCGATCATCGCGCGCAGCTTGTCACGCAGCAGCAGGCGCTGAAACAGGAGACCCGGCAAAAACGCGCGGAAAAAATCCAGTCGGGCCAGCAAACGATTCAGGGCATCGCCGGGAAAGTCTCCGCGGTGGGCAAAACCGGAATGGCCGTCGCCACTTCTGGCTTCAACATCGGCAAAAAACTCCTGCAGCCGGGCTATGAGCAATCGCTGAAAAATAGCGCGCCGGCGCAGTCTGAAAGCGAAGTAAGTAACCCGGCAAGTGCGGTAAGCGCGCAGGCGGGCAATCTCGGTACCGATTTACAGGCACTGCAAAGTGCTTATCAGTCGCTGAGCGTGGATATTTTCAGTACGCAAGAATCCTCCCTGCGCCAGCTGGTGCAAACGGCAACGGTTTATCTGGGGCAGCTGCAACAGTGGGTGCAGAACAACCAGGGGCTGGTGCAAACCTTCGGCATGATAGCCACTGTCGTGGTCGGCGTTGCCGGGGCGATTGGCACCGTCGCGGGCGTTATCGCGCCGGTCTTTACGGGTATCAGCACGCTGATCACCATTGCGACCACTTTTGGCAGCGTCTTTACCACCGTCTGCGGCGGGATTATGGCGGTGCTTGGTTCGCTCACGCTGCCGATTGTCGGCGTGATTGCCATTGTTGCCGCCGCCGCGCTGGCCATTTACACCTGGTGGCAGCCAATCAGCGCTTTCTTTAGCGGTGTAATGGCCGGGATTGGCGCCGCGTTCGCTCCGCTCGCCGGACTGTTTGCGCCGCTACAACCGCTGTTTGATCTCATCGGCAACGGCTTGCAGAACATCAAACAACTCTTCAGCGATCTGATTACCCCCGTTCAGGCCAGCCAGGAAACGCTGAACCAGTGCGCAAAAGCGGGTTTCTATTTCGGCCAGATGCTCTCTGGCTCCATCGCGCTGGTGATTGAGAGCGTAAAAATATTGGGCAGCGGCCTGAATTGGGTACTGGAAAAACTCGGGATTATCGACAAAAAACCAGTGCTCGAGGTACCGAAACCGCCGACAGATGCCAGCGGCAGCCAGAGCTACATTCAGCCAACCAGCGCAATGCCTGGCTTTAACAATTATCAGGCAGCGAAACCGGCTGGCGGTGGTTCCTACGTTGACCAGAGCAGAAC